CGAGGAACAGGTCCGCCACAGCCTCGTAGGCGCGGTCATCCAAGCTGACCTCCTGCCTCACGGGTGCGGGAGCTTGGTTCTCGGACCGTGCAACGTGGACCGCGACCCAAGGCGGGGCTGCATTGTTCGGGTGCGTGTTGGGGATCAGCTTTGCGGTGGCGATGTCGCCCTCCTTGGCGCCGCTGGCTTTGACGACGCTGGCAGGAACAAAGGCCTGCTCGCCGTCGTCGGTCCTGGCTGCGAAGGCGCAGCCGCTGTCGAGGATGTGGCTGATGTAGATTTCTGCGGTTTCCATGTGGTTTCCTTATTTGTTGAAGTGGTCAGGTCGTGCGCGGGGTCGAACCTTGGGGATGCCGCTCTCCACGCACTTTGCAACGGCATCAGGGTATTCGTTAACGATGGCACCGTGGATGGCTGGCAAAGCGTTCCCGCAGTCCTTTGCATTCCGGAACGGGATCATCGCATACTGATCCGGGCCCGAGCCGAGGGTGACGATCAAGATGATCCAAGTCATTCGCTGCTGTCTCCAAAATACTCTTCTCTGTTTCCCTCTTGGCGGTCGAGCGTGGGGGATCCCTTCTTCCGCCGGCCCCAGTTCATCGGCCGATACTTTCCTTCGGCGTGGTCCTTGGCGCACTGCTCGCAGAAGTGACCGTAGACGATCCCGTAGCAGAACCTGCAAGTGTGGACCTCGGACATCACGGCTCCTTCGTCAGCAGAGACGCCAGCGATATGATCTCGGACGCCCGTATTTGGTTGTCCTTCTGCCGGCTGTCTTGTTCTATGATCTGTGCGACGCGCACGATGCGTCGGATGATGGCCTGCTGGTTATCGGTCATTCCCGCGCTCCGATCTCTCCCGCCAGTGCCCCGTAGCCACAAAGGTCGATGGCCGAGTCCGAGTGCTTCCGGTTGTGCTTCATTCTCGCCTGCTTGAACCCGACCATCATCTGTGCCACGTCGTAAGCGGTGATCGTCTCATCGTCTTTGAGCCTCTCCTGCAGCCACCACGTCCAGTGGCCAGCGATGTTTGCGAAATTGTTCTCGGCCTCGCCGTGGTCGGCGGCTCTGTCGTGGGACACATATTGTTTTGCCGTGTCGAGAATTGTTTCGCGCATCGGTCGATGTGCCGCTTCCAGCACCTCTCGTGGTGTGCCGATACGATCTATTATGCTCTGGGCATAATCGACGTCGACATCGCAATACAGAGCCACTTCATTTACTCCAGCCATCGGCTTGTTTACCAAGAACTTCCACACCAGTTCCTCACGTGCGTCCATCTGCTTTATCCTTCAAAATTTCCGCGACATCCGCGGCGTTGTCTTCGTTCACGACAAGGGCGATGCCGCCCGCCGTATCAATCTTCCGCAGGTTCAGATCCTGCAGCTTGGTTGGCTTATTCTTTCCAGCCTTGCACTCGATGCCAAAGAACAGACCTTTGTAACACCCGACGATGTCTGGCACGCCGCTGGAACCCCACCCGCCTGTCACGGGATAGAAGTAGTAGGCGCCTAGCTCCTTCAACTGGGCGACCACCTTGTTTTTAACCTTGACCTCTGGCGTTTGTGCCACGCATTCTCTCCTCTGCAGACTCCACGACCCACCACGTTGTTTCATCGACACGGCGGCCAACACCAAAAACAACGCTATCGGTGGGATTGGGCGGCATCATATTGAGGACCGCCAATCTGTCTTTCATCCATTCTGGTAACGATTCGAATGTTTGATACACTGCTTTGCGTGGAGTGTCAATGGGACAGTGTCCAATGTAACTAACCCTGACTGAACCGTTTGGCTCTATCCACACGCGCCAGATGTAATCTTCATGCGGCTCGCATACCATGCGGAGCATGTCAGCCCATCCGGGCATCTTTGTTACATCACGCAATGGCAGACCTCCATGTGTTGTTGGCTTTGCGTGCCCTCAGCGTCGCCGCCCGCACGGTCTTGTATGCTTGATCCCAGCTGTCGCTATAGAGCACCTCTCGGACGTTGGCTGGCGTTCCCGTGTGCCCTGTCATGATGGCGTGCCACTGCTCCGGATCGTTCAGCATCGTCATTAGCTCAGCCGGTGCCCACCACTTGCGCTGCCAGCTCGGTGCAAAGGTGTCACGTATCATCGGGAACATGACGTTATACCAGTCGCGATATTCGGCGTAGCGTGTAGCGGCCAGCACCTCCTTGGCACCTTTGCGATTCACAACAGTGCGAGTGAACACAGCATCGGTCTCGACGTGGTCGCCGTGCACAGTGACTTTGCGAATGACGGGGTGGACAGTGCCTTCGGACCATGTTCCGATTCCCAAGCGGGAACCTTCTTTGGTGAGCCAGTGGTGGGCCGGGATGAACGAGTTGGCAAACTGACATGTGGAGCGTGACGCGTAGCTCTCGATCACGTAGCTGTTGTCCGGCCGCCATGTCACGACGTCTGTGCTGTGATAACGGAACACAACCTCACCGCTCTTGCGGATGCGCACGTTCATCTGCCGGCTGCGCTCCTTGCCCTTGATGGGGCGCTCGTCACCGTAGTCGTGACCGCCCTTGACCGGGCAGCGCTCATAGAACGCAACGGCCTCGGCGTGACTGCTGATACTGCGCACAGCGCAGGCGTGCATGTTAAGTCCAAACATTTCTTTCTCCTTGGTTGTTATGCCTTGGGCATAATTACGCAGCTTCGTCTTGCTCTTCTTCCATCTCGTTGGCTTCGAGCGTTTCGATGACGGCCTCGTCGCTTGTCAGGTAGTCATACTCTTCTTCCAGCGCTCCATAGAGCCAGTCGGCCAGCGCTTGAAACGCATGCAGTAGCGCCTCCTCGACGTGGTCGATGATCTCCTCGTCCACGTCACGACCATCGTAATACTCCCACTCGCTGACACACATGGTGCTGGAGTGCACATAGCGGCTGTCATGGCGCCGCACGACGACGTAGGTCGTCCCGTAGATACGAGCCAGCAGGCACAGCTCGTCGGCGATGCGGTGCAGTTCTTCGTCCTGCGGTGCGTGCTCGCGTATCTTGGCAGGTGCGATGTCGTAGGTTGGCAGCACGCCGGACCAGACGCTAAGGTCCAACCCCTGCGCACGGTAGCGCCCCGTCCATGAGGCCCCGTCGCCTTGCGACCAGAAGCCAGAGAACGACGGCTCGTCGCGGTCCAATGTGATGCCGAGGATATCACATATCTTACGGAAGTCTTCGTAGACGAAGTCCCACCACTCGTGCTTGACGTTGATCTCGCGGTGGGCGTTGATGAATGATTCTGAATAGGCCATTTGTTTTCTCCTTGGTTTGTTATGCGCCCCGCATAACGGGGCACGTTATCAGAACTGACCCGATGACACATGCACCGTTGTGCCGAAGGGCGGGTTGCACCGCTTGTTGTCGACGATAACCCAGAGCACCGGGCACGGCCAGTCACCCCAGCCACCACCCAGATAGCCGTCGGTGAACACGACAGCGCACTGCGCGTTGATACTCTCGGCACGCATGTGGTCAGGCACGCACTCGATCATTGTCCCGCCGCCGCCGGCGGGCTTGGTTGTGTTGATCAGGTTGTCGATCTCGGGGCCCACGTAACGCTCGTCGGCGCAGATCTTGGTGTCCCAGTAGAGCAAGCGCACGGCCTCGGGGTGAACGGTTTCGGCGATGCCCTTGACTTCGGACAGCATGCGCTGGATCTCCCGCGCACCAATCGAGCCGGACATGTCAGGTGCGATGACGATCTCGCCGATCTGCTCGCTGATACCGCTCGGCATATACATGCCAGCGCTCAGATAGCGGCGGTTGGGTTTGCGCCACGATGAATAGTCAGACCCTGCACATGTTGACTGCACGAACTCGCGCAGAGCCTCGCGCCAGTCCTGCTGCGGCTGCAGCAATTCGCTGAAGCTACGCTCCCCACCGCTGCCCAGCTTGCTAGCTGCCATGGCGCCCTGCCGCACAGCCTCGTCGATCTCCCGCGCAAGATCCTGCTGCTCCTCGGCAGTCATGGCCTTGGCCTCGTCCCACATGTGGTCGTCGAAACCCTCGCCATCACCTTGCGTTGGCTGGCCGTTGCCGGGCTGGCCGTTGCCGGGCTGGCCGTTGCCCTTACCCTTGCCGCCCTTGCCCTGCTGCTGCAGGTCGCGGAACACACGCGCGCTGTCCCAACCGCGATACTTGTCGTCGTAGCATCCGATGGTGAGCGGGCCTGTCATGGTCGCGAACTTGTCCTGCTTGTTGTCGTCAACAAGTTGCACGTTGATGACGTAGTCACACGCTTGGTTGGCCAGCCGTGCGTCCTCATCATACATCCAGCGCCACGTGGTCAGGTGACGATAGAGCTTGTGGTAGATCTCGTGCAGCACGAGGAAGCGCAGCTCTGCGTCGCGCATGGAGTCGACAAAGGCACGGTTATAGAACTCGTTCTTGCCGTCGGTCGCAGCTGTCTGGATGCGCGGGTGGTTGGCCTCGACAACCTTGCGATCGCCGATGAGCAAGACACCGGACAGCGCCATGTAGCGGCGGTTCGCCATGATGTCGATGGCAGCCTTCTGCAGCCGCTGCTCGGCTGTGAGTTTAACGTGTAGCATGTTGGTTCTCCTATAATTATGCG